TAATATCACTTTTCTTAACTACGAAAGTTACATTGTTACCAGATACACTAGTAAGTTCTGGATAGTTAGTTACATCAGCTGATGCAGATAAAAGAGTAAATGATCTTACAGCTTCTTTGTCAAATTTCACAGATGACATATCTACTACATAAGTAGCATAATCAGAAGGTAATTTTTCCTCGTTATAAGCAATTGAGCTAGAAGCAGCAGAACCAGTAGCTTGTGAAGATACTGATAATGATTGTTCGTTTACTGAGTATCCGTATTGTCCAGCTCCGTAAAGACCTCCAGCGGCGTCAGTATCAGCAGCCATTTTAGTAGCTCCGTCAGTTACGTTACCGTACATGTTGTCTCCGTCTGATCTTCCGCCTGTAGCAGTACCGTATTTAAAGTCTAAGTAAAAGATTAGACCTGAAGGTAAGCTCATTGGTTGAACAGATACGAAATCTTGAGCTACGATTTGAGAAAATACTTTTCTCACTAATGGAAGAGCAACTCCAGCCCACTGCTCACCAGCTCCGGCTGTAAAGCCAGTTGATGTACCAGAAGCACCAGTGTTGTTAGCTTCAGCAACGATTTGCTTTGCTTGATTTTCCAAAATCATAGCCATGTTGGCAGTTCCTTTCTCATCTAGTCCTTCTAGGAGTCCGGATTTGCCCCATTTTTCAGCGAGTCTATTGGCATCAGCTTGTAAGCTTTTGTAGCCGTTAGCACTCTCTAATAGGTTGTTAATTTCCATGGTTGTGTTTGTTGTTTAATTTATTAAATAATTCCAGCTAATTTTTGCATTCTACGAACAGCATCAGATACTTCTGCAATTACTTCAGGCTTTTTAGCTGTTGTTCCTGTTGCTTTGCTTGCAGATCCTTTGTGTTCTTTGATTGTAGTCTCTTTTTTAGTTCCTACATTATCAGAAACTGTTTCGTAAACTAATTTTACTTCTTTAACCGTTTCAGCTTTATCGAAAGCTGCAATAACGTTTACTTTTTGAGATTCTGATAAATTAGTAGATTTAAAGATTTTATTAACATAAAGAAGTTTACTATTTAAAATATTAACTTCATTAAGTTCTTTTTTGAGAGTTTCAATAGTTTCTAAAGCTTGGTCAAGTTCTGATTTGTCTTCTTTAGCAGTTTCTTTAAGATCAGCTACTCTATTAATATTGTAGTCTTTTCCGTCTGATTCTGCATTAACTTGAACTGATGTATCTTCAGTTACTTCTTCTTCCATCTCTTTTTCTTTATCACCTTCGGCGATATCTTCTAATTCACGGATAAGTTCGTCAAGATCGATTTCTTCTTCTTCTGCACCCATTTCTGGTTCTGCATCCATAGAAGGCTCTTCATCTCCCATTCCTTCAATATCACCACCATCCATATCGTCAGCAGGAGCATCGGAATGTCCTATCTCTTGTGCGATTATGTCTCTGATCATATCTTTAAATTGGTCGACTGATAAATCTTTTAGATCTTCGTCTCCGTCAGCTTCTTCAGCATCGTCATCAGATTCTTCTGAATCATCCTCTGCTTCGTCTTCTTCAGCTTCGCCAACTGGTTCTACTTCTGTTAGGTCTTCCTCTATTGCAGTTTCTTCCATTTTGTCGTCATCATGCTTAGCTTCGTCTACTTCATCAGTAGTAGCTTCTTCCATTTTGTCGTCATCATGTTTAGCTTCGTCTTTTTTCTTACTGTGCATACCTTCATCTTTTTTGTCCTTATGCATAGCTTCGTCTACCTCTTCTTCGACTTCATTAACTACTTCTTCTACTTCTTCAGACTTAGCGTCCATTTCTTGTAGTTTAGCAGCTAACATGTCTTTCAGATGAGGAGTTAAAGTCTCTTCTAAAGCTTCTTTGGCGTTAGCAATAGCGGCTTCACGAACAGATTTAGCTTCAGCAATAGCTTGCTTGAATAAATCTTTGTTTGCCATTTTAAAAAATTTGTGTGATTTTCTACGATTATTTAGAATCGTAATATGAATTGATTTTTTTAATAATACAGTATAAGGAACTGTATATTTTATATAAATATATACTGTTTCCGGAAAACTGTAAAATTAAGAGAAAGTATCTGCTATATCACCTAATTCGGTAGTGAGATTATTTAGGTCTCCATTTATTTCTTCACTATGATCATCTAGGTGTTCGGCATGTTTAAAATGCTGTACTTTTTTTATCATTCCCAATATATTGAAGCCTGCGAGAGAAAATCCGCTTACTCCTGCTTGTTTAGCAGCTCCAAGTAAAGCTGTCTTAATAGATACTGCCATTGAGGCTTTGAAGAAAGGTGCTACAAATGCGAAAAGCTTAATAGCAGCTATACCGATTAAAATTAACATTAATCCTTTATATAATTTAGTAGCAGTACCCATTGCAGCTTCAACCTGCTCTTTAGAAGGTTTTTTAAACTTTAAGAATTTAGCTATACCTCCAGCTTCTTTACCGGCTTTTTTAGCTGCTAATAACCAGGCTATACCTTTAGGTCCAAGTATCCCTGCTACTTTTTTAGTAAATGCTACAAAAGTATTAGGCCAAGATTTTTCATCTTTACCTAATTTAGGAAAAAATTTATCAGTAAATTGTTTTACTTTTTTAGCTAAATATTTACCAAAGTCTGTGCTAGTAAGAAAATCTTTTATCCCGCCGAAGAAACTAATCATAGCATCTACTACAGGAAATCCAGTCTCTATAGCTTCTTTAAGATCTTTATCTTTGTGTGCTTCTTCTTTTAAGTAAGAATAAAAAGCGACATTGGCTGTTATTTCAGCTAAAAGGTCTTGGTTATTATTTGAAGATTCTAATTTTAGATTCTCATAACCTTCTAATACCATAACAGATACTTTACGTATCTCTTCTTTTGTAAGAGAAAGGTTAATATTATTATTCTCTAAAATTAAAGTTGAAAGTTTCATTATGCTCTCAATATATCGTTAATGATAGAATCTAAAATAGTATATTTATTTACTTTTTTTCCTTCATTTAACGATACAGGATTCATAAATGCACCATGAGTAGAAGGATTAGATACGAAGTCCCAACATACTAAATCAAAATCATCTTGTACTTCTAAATGTCCTTCGTTCGTCTGGTTAACTGATCCCGTACCTCTAGATGAAATACCAATAGTATGACCAGCTTTAATAATTTCTTTTACTATATTACCTGCGGGTGTATTTAATAATTCAACTTTACCCATCAAATCATCTCCTTTCCAGTATAAATCTTTTACTACGTGAGAAGCATTTTTTAAAGAGACAACAGGAGATTCAGGGTGATCAAGTTCTCCGAATGCATTACCATTCTTTACGAACTCTTCCATATATTTTTTAGACTCTCTTACTAATATGTCTTTAGAGTAAACTCTACCGTTTTGATTTTCGGCTTTAGCTCTTTGCATAACTCCTTCAACCTCAAATACTCCGGGTCTAGTTTTTGACTCCCTTATAATCGGTTTAAATGGTGTTACATCTACTAATAGTTGTGCCATGTTTTATTTTTTTTAAATATCTAATACTGTTGCTAAAGCATCTTCTGCGCTAGTACCCGGTTGTTCATCCATAAGTGCAATTGCATCTCTAGCAATATCGATTACTTTCTGCTCTTGTTCAGCATTAGGTCCCATACTTACTTGAAGTGTCCCTGCTCTTTCATTACCTTCATCTACATCCTTACCTTTCTTTTCAAATAAGCCTCTTGCTTTATCTTTTTCTACGATTGCATATTCTTTTTTAGTTTCAGCATGTAGCGGGTGTTTAGGATCTTGAAGAATTCCAACTACATCTTGTACAGCATCTCTAATATTGAGATCAAGAAAACCTGCATAATTAGAATCACCATCTTTAGCGTTTTGAATATATGTATCAGCAATATAGGCTAATATTTCTCCATCGTGATCTTTTCCTTTCTTTTCAGATACAGTAGCTTTTTGCATTAGTGCTGTTGTGGTAGACTCTTGTTCGAAATAAGCAATCTTATACTCATACCCTTCTGCATGAAAGCTTAACTCATTTTCATACTCATAGTAATCTTGATAATCATTTTCAATACCGATTGCTCTTAATCGTTCGAACATTTTTAATGCTTCATCAGCTGATACTATACCTTCGTTTTGTTGTTTGCCGTGACCACCGTCTTGAGTTAAAACAAGTACAGGTTTGCTCATATCTATACCTACTGCTTTGAATACTTCAGATACTTCTATATCTTTAGTAGCTTCAGGAAGTTCATTTTCATTTAATATCTTACTGTTTTGTGTAAGTTTATTTTCTGTTAAGAACGTTCTAAGGTTAAAATTATTTTTCATTTTATTTTTATTTATTTTCTTTAACTGGTGTAAATACTGTTTCTTTTGGTGCTTCTTGTTGAATATAGCCTTTATCTACATCAGCCTGAGAAATGCGTTTTACTTGCGGCATATCTAAACCTCCGTGAAATTGGTTTTTTATAATAGGTTTTAAATCTCTTTTAAAAGCGTTTTCGATAGATGGTGCAATAAATGCTCCCACTTTTAAACCTTCTTCGTTTCTAACTTCACCTAAATCATTATATACCTTTTGAATCTTACTTCTTGTCTTATCATAAAATGATTCAATTTCAGTAACAATATTTTCAAGTGCAATAACGGCTGGTTTAAGTCCTTCGAAGTCTCCATACTCATCAGCTATCTTAGCTAAGTCGTTAGTAGCAGCTTCATTGATAATTTGTTCTTCTAATACCTTAGTTATAATATTTTTTACAGCTTCATTGACGTTAGGCTTCTTACCTTCGTACATTCCTTCTAGATCCTCTTCGTCCATTTCATTACCTTTTAAGTCGATAGCGTATCCATATCCTTCTTTAGGTCCATCACCGTCTCCATAATCGCTATATATACCTCCTTGTATATAATATCCGTTAGGGTATTTTTCAATTGACATAATTCTACCGTCATCATTAGGATCAAAATCTCCTTTTTCGTATGTTTTACCGCCTACTGTAAGCTTCTTTAATTTTTTAGCTTTGAAAGAAGCTTTAGTGTCTTTAGGTTTATTCTTATCATAATCTGCAAATTGTCTATCTTGAACAGCTCTTACTTCAGCTGGAGTACCTAAACCAGGAGCTCCTATATCAACACTTTTGATTTGATCTCCATCGTACTTAATTTTTGCATCTCTGCCTGCTTTTTTAGCTGCTGCTACTAGCTCTTCAGCATTTTTTTTCTCTTCCTCTGGAGTATGACCGACTACGGTTAAATCTTCATTAACATCTTTACCCATCGCTTTTTTGATGGCTTTATCTTTAGCATGCATATAATCATCTCCGTCTACATCTCCGTCTCCGTCATGATCTTTTCCTTTCTTTTCGTCAATATAATCTGTATTAACTGATAAGAAATTATTATATTCATCTTCAACAGAATCCATATCCATACCTTGAATATCGTCTTTATGAGTCTTAATAAAGTCCTTAATAGAATCATTACCTGCTCCTTTAGATTTAAGAAAAGCAACAATACCGCCTAAAGTTTCTTTAAGAGTAGGTAATTCTATTACTTCTTCTACCTCATCTTCTTTACCCATTGCTTGTTTGATAGCAGCATCTTTTTTAGCTAAGTATTCTTCTTCTGTCTCTTCTAATCCAGCTTCCATAGTATCACCTGAGTGTACATTGACCATATCAAGTTTATCTAGGATTTGATCTATCATTGAACGTATACCAGTGTTCTTAATAGTAATCCACTGGTTAGTATTATCGTCCCAAACGTATCCGTATTCTGCTCCATACGAATCGATTTCTTCTCCAATTTCTCTTGCTCTTTGTTCTTTATCGTCTGGAAGGACAAGTTTACCTGGCTTTTCTTTATGGGTTGCAGAAACTTCTCCTGTATCAGCATCAATTCCTGTGATATAGCCTTTCATTGCTATATCCTTAGCTTTTTCATCATCATTGTAATGCGTCTGTAGTGCCTTACCTAAATGAGAAGGATAACCATCATAATGGTTGTAAGTAGTAGTTAATCTATCCCCGCTTAAGAATCCAACTAATGCTCTTGTACCTTCTACTAATCTTTCTTTTCTTTCTTTTAACGTAGCTTTTTTCATATCGTTAAAAGTATCTTTTTCGAGAGCTCCTCTTTTTACTTCTACTTCTTTATCATGTTTATTTACTTTAGAAGAGTCACCAGAGATTAGATGGTAGTAGTGTAGAGGGTCTTTTTTAAGATTAGCTACAGCTTTCTTTTTAGCTTTAACTTGATCATCCATTGAGATATTACCGTGGGACATTAATCCCATAACCTCTAATTCTATATCCAATGCTCTTCTTAGAGAATCATCAGAGTATTTAAATGTATCATCTATTTCTTGCTCTTTTTCTTCGAAGAGCATATTTTTATTTTTAAGTATTTGAACCGTAGAGTCATAGGTACCTACAGGACTTATATACATCGGATAGGATTGTCTCATTTGTCTAACGAATTCCGTCTTAGACATCCTACCTTCGTTTACGGCTCTATATTTTTCAGTTACTGTTATTGTTCTCATTCTGTAAATAATCTATAAGTTTCGTACTATAAGGTCTTTTTTTTCTTTTAACGTTTTTATATCCAATATTCTTTAATGCTTTGGTAGCTCTTTTACTTTTACCAAAAGCAAATGGAGTTGCATACTGTGCTCCTGTTCCTGGAGTAAATGTTGCACCTCCTGCATTTGTAACGTTTGCTTCTTCAAGTTCTGTTATAACTTCTCTAACAAGAGAAATAAGTTCAGATCTCTTCATTATAAAGTTTTTAGTTCATTGACTAAATCGTAATACATCATAAGATTTACTAAATGACTATCGGATACTTTATCTTTATTAGTAAGAGGTAAAATATTTTTAGATACCTCAACTAATTTTATTTTTACTACGTCGTCTTTAACTTTACCTGTTAAATTTTTAACTAAATCTTTTATTTTATTTAGCTCCTCATTAACCATAGTGCGTAATTTTTGACTAGAGTTAACTGATGTAATAAACTGTCTTAGTATATTTTTTTGTTCTGGTAGTAAGTTTTTATACTTATCATTAAATTTTTCTAATAAGAATTTAAAAGTTAAAAGTTTAAGATCTTTATCATATTTAGAATACTCTTCAATTAAAGTATCCTTAACATTATCAGGATCCTGTTTGTTAGTAGTTAAATGTTCTAAAATAGAAGATTTAAAATTTACTAAAAGATCAGGATCTATTAAGTTATCATTATTCTGAGCTTCAAGTAAACAGTAAAGAGAAGCTACTGCTTTATAATTACTTACTTGAATACCAAAAAATTCATCTAAGTTATAATGCTTTCTTATCTCAGAAATCAAACCGTATTTTGATTTTTTAAGTACTTTTCTATTTAATTTTCTAGATACCTCAGTTATAGTAGAAATAATAAGTTCAGCCTTGTTTTGAGATATATTAGAATTTTTAAGAATATATTCGTATAATTTAAATTCTTTAACTAAAGTGCTATTACCAGAGAAATATTTTTTAAGTATATCTACAGCTGGAGAGCTTTCTTTAGAGAGGGTATCTGAAGCTATTTGTTTAACGAGTAATTCGTATATAAGCCCAGTATTTCTATATTTTGAATGTTTTATTTTCATCTAGATATATTACTAATAATAAATATGGGTTAATTACCTAAATCCTTTATATTATCTTCATTAAGTAATTCAGTAGTATCTTCTTCTTTGTCGCCGAAAACTATCTGTTTAAGAGATTCTTTATTTTTATGGTAAACTGACTGAGTAAGTAACGATTCATTTACGTTTTCTTCATCTGATGGAAATCCTCCATGCATACCGTCTATACCTAATCTATCTCTTCCACCCATTGGGTCATCATTAGTGCCATATACAGAAGCTTTTTCTTGAGGTCGACCGCCTTCTGGTCCTGGTTCTCCGTATCCTGGAGGAACATTACCAGGTCCTTTTTCAGTAGCTGTAGCTCTTCTACCGTACATTGATGCTAAATCATGAGGTGTACCGTATGATCTCCCTGACTTGGCAGGGTCATTTCCTTCAGCTTCTAATTGACCAAGTCTAAATGTTCTTTTACTATCTTCTCTTACTAAATCTCTCTCTTCATTATATTTATCTTCTGATAGACTAAATATAGTTTCATAGATATAATCTGATGAAAACATTTTACTATCTTTCATTTGAGCAGCAAGATCTATTTTTTCTTTTAATAGAGCAACTTTTTCTTGTTCGTATATTACAGAAGGAGTTGTTAATTTAACTTCAAAATTAGTTAAACTTTCACCTGTGAAGCCTTGTGTATATAGGTGTACCAAAGCTATTTTAGTTAATTCAGATTCTAGTATTCTTTGTATTCTTTCTACTGTTCTAGCAAATCTTATATCTTCAGCTGCCAAAGTAGCTTTACCGTTCAAGTCTCCTTCGTACCCGAAATATGCTTTAGGAATCTTAAGAGCAGCAAATAATTTATCTCTTAAATAGTTTATATCGTTAGTACCATCATATTCTAAACCTTTAGTAGTCTCTATTCTAGTAGTAGCATCACCTCCTCTTACTGGAAGGTAGAAATCCTCCATCATATTCTGCATATTAAACTTAAGGTTATATTGACCTGTTTGTTGATCAATATATGGAGTCTTTTTCATAGTGTTGATAGTCTTCTGCATAAACTGCTCTACCTCGTTTGGAGGTATACTACCAACGTTCACAAAGAACATTCTCTTTTCAGGTGCTCTCATTATACGATGAATTAACATCGCATCTTCCATTAAGTTTAATTGCTTGTATATTTTTCTAGCCGGTTCTAAATATGAACGGCCGTAAGGTAGATAATTAGTATCTGATATTAATCTAAAATGTGCTACTTCATAGTTGTCTAACGTAACTACAGTTTTCTTTTGTCTACCAGGAATTTTAGAAGGGTCTTGAGCTGTAGCTAATCCATCCGGGTCTATAACGAATTCAACTTTATTTGGATTTTCTTGATCGTGACCTTCATGTCTAGAAACATTATAAACAGTATAAGGTAGAACATTGTATACGCCGAATTTCTCTGCTATCTCTAACTTTAAGAAAAAGTCTCCGTACTTACACATGTTCCTAGTCCATGACCATAAATTAAATTCAATATTTAATACGTCATAGAATAAATTATGTAGGACTCTTTGTATATTTTCATCCGATGATTTAATAGTAAGTATATCCCCTGTATCATTTCTAACTGTAGCTTCATCAGAAAGAATATCTAAAGCTGAGGCTAATATGGCATCAGTATCCATAGCTTCATAATCACTGTATAGCTGCAGACGTAAAGTCTGGTAGTTTAAGGTTGGATTATATTGATTACGTGAATTAGGGACATACAGTCTTGAAAATCTGTCAATCAATGAATTAGTTTCATATCTTCCAGATGTTTGTATTTTATTTACATCGGCGACTTTAAGTTCGTTTCCCCCTACATTACGTATAATAACGTCATTCGAAAAAAGTCTTCTTAAACGTCCAAATAAGGATGTATCTGCCATCAGGTTATATTTTTATATAAATAGTATTATTTAAGTAACCAGGTGATATCTTCTTCTCCACCCGGTGTCTTTAAAAGATAAGGATTTTCTTGCATATTACCAACTGTACTTATAATTGCTTGATTACGTTTATTTAAATTGGTAAAAGAAGAAAGTTGAGCTCTAGTCAGGTCCATACCCTGCTGTCTCATTCTTAATGCTGTGTCTCTTACATAAAGTGCTGTTGCACAAGATATAATTAAATCATCGTTATATCTATCTTGAGCTTGAGCTTTACCGTTCTTCCAAACAAATACTCTCATTTCGCTCATTAATCTTTTAGATTGTATAGTAACTGAATGATCTCTTATATACTCTATCATCTTAGCAATAACTAAAGGTCTTGTTTTTGCCGACATTGTAAAGCCAGGAACTAATTTATCTCTTTCAAACTTACTCATATAAGATTCTACAGTCTCCATATTATTTGTAGAACTATAGTACATATTCTTATACTCTCTTTCTAATATTTGTTCTATAGTTGCCCATCCTATATTTGCGTTTTCACAGACTAGCAATGCATCATTATATTCAGATGCTATGCCTACCAATAAATTACCAAATTCTTTAGGGGATATTTTGCCTTTATATTCAGCAACTTGGACAGCATTTTCTATATCAAATATATGGAAAGCGGAGTAATCTGTAGAATCACCACGAGCTACGTCAGCTACTACCATATAAGACTTGCTATAATCTACTCCTTCCCATACCCATAAGTTACTATCAACACCCCTTCTTTCCATTGGATCCTTTTGATATGTTTCTTCGTAGTATGCCATATCTTCTGGTTCGAAAACTGTATCACCAGATGCTAGAAAATCACAATCACATTCTTGACCTGCCATTTTAGGACCTAAATCTGCATCTTGTTGATCTCTCCATTTTTGATCTCTTTCAGGATGTACTGTCCAGGGTAACCTGATAGGTAAGAAGCTATTTTCTCCTGTTTCAGCTTTTTCCCATGTTTGATGGAACCAGTTACCAATACCGTTAGGAGTAGATAGTGCCATACACTGTCCACCGGTTGCTAAGGTTTGTTGTGCTGCAGTAAAGGTTTCGTCTACATTATCTATAAAAGCCGCCTCATCCATCAGTAGTAACGATACCGCTTCCGATCGTGCAGCATCTGGTGATGATGATTTAGCTTGTACTTTTGATCCGTTTTTTAATCTAAGAGATAATTTGTTTTTTTCAACTGATGGTAATCTTAACCATTTTGGTAACTCATCATACATAAAGATTACTTTAGTAACAAGGTTACGAGCTGTAGCCTGAGTTGTGGCTAGAGCTAATACGTTTTTATCTTTATGAAATAACATTAACCATAAACTGTATGCTGCTGCTAAAGTAGATATGCCTAGCTGTCTAGACTTTAAAGTAATAAGGTATTGATTATCTCTGAATAAGTGAAGTACTTTCTCCTGAAAAGGGTAGAGGTTAAATAAGATCCTACCTCTAGTCGGGTGCTGTATATGGCAGTACTTCTTCATGAAGTACGCCGGATCTTTTGCGCACTTGATATACTCTTGTGCGATTATCTTTTTTATATCCTTTGCCATAACTACTTAACTTCTTTAACGTCTAATCCTAATTTGTCAGAATCGTGGTTAGGAGTATTTTTACTCTTGTGAGATACATTAAATCTACCTGCATCAATTACATGATAGCTAGGCTCTAATGTTTTTTTACTGATGTCGTACTTAACATATTTTACTGCAACGAACTGATTAAATAATTCATTAAAGTTTAATTCAGGCTTTTCAGTATTTAAATATTTAACAAAATCTCTTTCTATTGATATCCTATCAACATGCGATTGTACATCGTCTGGTGTTTTTCCTAATTTAGGGAATTGAGGATACTGCTCTTTATAAGCTTTTACTCTATTTTTTAAATCTTGATTTCCAAATTTCTCTATAGCTGCAAACGCTCCTGCATAGACAGAATTATTAGATATAATTTCGGTAAATCTTCTTATATCATTAGGTACATCTCCGTTCTGTTTATCAACTAGTTTGAGTACATCTTCGTATTTTACAGTATTCCCAGATGTTTTAGCTGCTTTTGCACTAACTTGTATTTGATCTTCTCCTTTATAGAGTATATAGTCTAATAACCTATAATTACCTGCAGAAGGAAAAAATACAGAGTCAGCTCCTTTTGCTTGCCCATAAATTATAGCTCCATGAGGTTCACCAAAGTTTTTTCTTACTTCGTTAAAGAACCCGTTTGATAACTCAGCTATTTCTTCTGGGGAAGGAGGATTATCTCCTGTAACAGAGTATGTGAGTGCTTGTTTCTGAAGAGGTGTTAATTGTTCGTTTTTACTAATGCCACCTACTAACTCTTTTTTGAGTGTATCTAGAGATATCTTTTTATCAAGACTTATACCTAACTGTTGAGGTTTTAAATTAAAAAACTCTCCAGCTTTTTCTCCAGTTGGTTTTAAAGTAATGGTTATACCGTCTACTTTAAATTTTCCTTTTGCATTTAGCAGATTAGGTCCGTATTTTCCTGATTGTTCAAAACTGTATAGTAAAGACGGTCTATCTTTAGTATAAATAACTATATGTTTACTTGAAGCGGGGATAATTTGTTCTTTTTCTACTTCAAAATCTGCCATTATTTTTTCCGCAACAGCTTTTGCTTTATCGGTAAGAACATCATATTCTCTTTTATCAAGTTCCGTAACAGTTGGATTAAAACCAAACATAGATTCAAACAAAGCCATATCCTCTTGACTGTTAATGTCAGGATATCCTTTAGTAGTCTTGTAAGACCATTCTAATATTGCTTTGTCTATAAGATTCATTATGCTTCAGGTTCTTCGGCTGGTTCTTCAAAGTCAATTTCTTCACCTCCTAAATCAGCTCCTTCTTCTCCTCCTAGAACGCCTCCTTCATCTCCTTCTCCTTCTTCACCGCCTGTTGCGCCTCCTTCTCCGCCAGGAAAGTCTCCTCCGCCACCGCCACCGCCTCCGGTGTCAGTATCAGCAGGTTCTCCTTCTCCAGCTCCACTCATTGGTCCTTCTTTATATAGGATAGCTAATTTATCTAATGCCTGTTGATAATCACTTATCTTATTTATATAATATCTTTTACCCATTATTTGAGTTTCAAAGCCATCACCTAACCATTTCATAATATACTCTTGACCGTTTTTAAGATTGATTCTAAACTCAGTAGGTCTAGGAGATATCCAATCTATACTATCTACAAACTCTTTAAAGTCTTCAGTCTGTAGTTTAATAATAGCTGCTTTTAGAGTAGGAAACTTAGCTAAGATAGTATCTGTAGCGTCTTCTAATATAGTTTCTTCTGGAGCACTTGTATCTGGTTCTTCTTCTGGTGTTGGTTCTTCTTCATCTTCTACTTCATCTAGCATAGATTCACTTACATAGCCTCGTTTTTTTACATATGCCATATATTCTGCAAACTTTCTGTCATTTTCTTTTTCGTCAAAATCATCATCGTCATCATCTAACTCTTTATTAATATCTTTGACGATAAAATTACCAATAGCATCTCCATCAGGAAAGCCCATCTTAGCTAGTATAGGATTTTCTTCTTTGACGTAATTTAAATCAACTTGTTCTCCTGCTACATCAACATTAATTTCAAATTCTTTTCCAGATTTAGTATCTACAAGTCTATAAAACATTGTATCAGATATAGATGATTGGTCGTTAGCAAATATTTTTATATTTTTTACTTTACCAACAGTCAGTTCATCTCCTCTTTCTTCTTTTATAAGAGTAGCGTGTTTAACGAACATTTCATGTAGCTCTGCTAAAGATGCTCTATTTCTAATTAAAGAATATTGATCAGGTCTTTCAGTTCTTAAGTATCTTTGTAATTTTCTAAAGTTAGTTCTTATAAGCTCAAATAAATCTCTAGCTGCTTTATCAGTTCTAACATCTTTATCTCTCATTAATGATTTTATATCTTCAACAATATCTTTAAAATCATCATACATTTTTTCAAATGATGCTATAGGAATAACTTTATGAGTTACTTCTCCAGTTTCTTTATTTTCACCATCAAACTTCATATATCGAGACATGTCATTACTGAAGAAATCTTTAGGATGTAGTTTACCGTATCTTTTTTCGATAGCAGCTACAAACTCCTTTGGAAGGTCTTCTAGCTTTTTACGCTCTTGAATAGCAGCATATTCTTCTAAAATAAGTTTTTCTAATTTATGCATTACTTCTTTTTCTTTTTGTAGCCTTTATGCCAATGCTCGTTAGAAGTTTTAACATCTAATTCACTTACTGGTATATCTAATACTGTCTTTCCGTTTTCGAATAAAACATCATAATGAGTAACTACGTATTTATTTCCTTCTTTTACTAATGTGTGTTTTTCTGGAATGGTATTACCTTCACCGTATTTTTCGTGGACTACTTTAGCAGCACAATCATGTTTATATCCAGGAGCTGATTCTTTGGATAATTTATCTAAGTATTTAGCTTGATTGCCATGTCCTTTAACAGACTTCTTTAATTGCTTTACAATCTTCTTAACTTGGCTTTTTTCTTTTTTATCAAGTTCAGCTTCTTCAACACCTTTAGTATTGATGAATATATGAGTAATATGATCTATGATTTCTTCTGCTGCTTCTCTAGTAGAGATATCGTCCTCATTAGCCATATTAATTATAATGTCATTAATAGCATCTCCATCTCCTCTACCTTCATCTAATTCTTGACCTTTACCTATATTGGAAGCTTTTTTAATCTTTTCTTGTTCAAGCTTCTTTTTAATATCTGTAAGTTTCTTTAAATGAGGTACTACTGATTTATCTCCTGCTTTATATTTTTTAGCAAGTCTTTTCATAGTATGAATTGTAGTATCATAAAGATCGTCTACATTTCTGCCTTCTTCTATATCATCTCTTCCATCCAACATAGCCTCTAATTTCCTAATAGCCATTTCTAATGCTTCATCTTCTGATATTTCTGCTGTATGAGCTAGATTTCTGATTACTTGTTCTAAGTCTTCAAAAGCTGCTCTTACAAATCTATCACCATCTACTTCATTTACATTTTCATTTTCAGCTTTGAGTTTTAGAAGTTTACTTGCTGAATGTCTTTTGATTTTACCGTTATCTACTAATTCAAAAAACTCTTCAAAATCATGACCGGACTTTTTGTGTAGTGCTTGAAAAGAAGCATGTAAAGACTCTATACTGTATTTTTTAGTATTTGGAAAATCGTCTGCTAAAGAATCTCCATATTCAGTAGATAAGTATTCTCTTTCAAATTCTTCGAGATCACTTTCTTCATTTACTTTATCGGTATAAGCCATATTAGTAGGATCGCCTTCTGAAGGTTTAATTTTAGTAGTCATACCGTCTCCTTCTAAAGCTAATTGATCTATAGCAGGTTGTTTTTCTTCTGAATCTAAATAATGATATGCTTTTTGCATATAGTCTTTAGCTAATATTAACTTAGATTGCCACCAGTTAGGAAAATCTACTTCACCATCGAAGTTATCATACTTTTGTAATTTTTTAACTAACTTAGCTGCATATTGAGCAGTTTCAAACGCTGTTGATTGTAACATATCAGGTTCATCATCTTCATGCCCGACATCCATATCTTCTTTTTTAATCATCTCTTTTTCTTCTGACATTGGAATATTAGTATCTAAAATTTGTACCATATCACCTTCTAAATCATCTAATAGACCTGGATCATAATCTTCTTTTTTAAAGTACATAATTATACCGTCTGGGTCGTCGTTTATTTCATAATCTATATCGTATATATCATTAAAGATAACTTGAGCTTTATTTTGAGATGCAGCATCTTTAGATATTTTAATATAGTACATATTATCAGGAGCTTCTTTAATATTTTCTCTCATTGTAGAAAAATGTTTAATTAGTTCATTTTTTAGTACATCAACGTTAACTAAAGCCTCTCCTGAAGGTTTTACTCCTACATCTACTAATTCTTTATCGAAAGAAAAATCAGTTAGGTGTAACCTATCATCAGTTATATAAAATGAGAATTCATCTGTTGCTATATCTTTTTTATACTCTACATAAATCTCAAAAGAATTAGGTTCTATTCTTTTAGCTTTCATAGTACCTATTTCATCACCTGCTTCTTTTAAAGCTAAAGCTACTGCCTTACCTACTTTTTTGGCAATACTTTTAGTTTCATCTATTGAAAATTTTATATCTTCTTTTATTTCTTGACCTTTTGTTGTATCTATTCCTGTAATATTAGGATCACTTTTTAATCCCATAGCTGTTTTTCTGTCCATTTTAACTACTTTAGTATCGCCAGTCTTATCAGTAACAAACATAGTTTCTTCTGATTCAGCTATCTGTTTTTGTAAAGATTCTCTTAAGAGAGTAAGTTTTATGGTAGTTTCTTCTAAATCTGTGGTGGGTGTAGTTTTATATGCTCCGTTTTTAATTTTTTCTAAAGTAGATTCACATTTAGATAAACGGTCGTTTAGTTCTTTATAGGTCATCTTTAGTTGTTTATGTAGGTATATAGTATAAATAGATTAACTATTCCAAATAACGTTTTTGAACTTTTCCGGAGTTAGTCCGAAATAGTCTGTTCGCCATTTGGTCTGATCGAAAAAATCAAGGTTAATCCATTCATTTTTCTTTTTCCATAATTTATTAGCTATTTCATCCCAATCTTGATTAAGAACAAAGTACTCTAATTCTTGTTTTTTTTCCATTACAGCATCATATTCAAAAGCATCCCATTCATAATGAAATACTTCAAATACAGCATCAGGAGATACATAATCTATCGAAATATCTATACCCCATTTAGGTTTCATCTTTGTAAGCTTATATAGCATTGGATTAACATCCGCAATAGCTTCCAATTGATCATATGCATTAGATTTAAATCCTTTCCTTTCAAATATATCTGAGTGATTAATATGAGCTCCTTCTCTTTTATCCCATACGAACCAATCGTATCTTAGACAATCTTCATGTCTTC